AATTTGTTATAACCTGCCGGTGTTGTGTAACCCGGTACAGTTGATCCTGGAACAGGACCTCCTCCTAGTAAACCTATTCTTCCACCTCGCGCAGCCATTTGAATATCTGCTTCTTGCATAATTCCTTCTTGAGGCTGTTGTTCCATCGCTGCTTGATAGACAACCATTAATTGTTCTTCATCTAATTCTTCTAATCGTAATTGGAAAATTTCCATTGCTAAAGCTTCCATTTGTTCTCGTGTTGGTTCTCCTTGAATCTCTTCCACATTTTCTTCCATCATGCCTGTTGGTGTTTCAGCTATCATGGATTCATCTTCTACTAATTCGCCACCTTGGTATCCCATTCTTCCTCCAGACGCTGCCATCTGTGGTTGTCCCTGAGCCATGGGTCCTTGAGATTGAGCCTGTTGTAAGACTGCCATTTTAAATTGTTGATAGGACATCGTGCCGCCCTGATTACGATACTTTTGATATTCCATTTTTAACATGTTCTCCGCTTGAGCTTCTGCAACTCCACCACCGTTCGTTAAACCGGCTCTTCCACCATCAGCTAAATAATATCCTGCTTGTGTATAAGCGTTACTAGGTAAAAAAGCTAAGCTTGAATCTCGATTCCTTGCCATGTTTCTAATGTTAGCAATACTTGAAGGTGTGATAGACCAGTCATCTTCTTCCTCTTCTTCCTCAGGTTTTCCTGCCATAAAAGGTAGAGCCATTCCGGCTGCACCTAAACCTAATAAAGCTGATTTGCCATATCCAAAATCTCCGACTTTACTCCAGAGTTTGGATAACATACCAGGATTTGTTCCTGCGGTGCTCGCAGCATTTAAAGTTTTACCAGCTGCAGGAGAATATAAAAATCCTTTATTAGCAGCAGATCCTAATATTCCTCTATTACGTAAAAATCCAATACCTTTTCCCCATCCACTACCGGATCCAAACCAGCCGCCTCCTCCAATGGGAGCTCCGGCTAATAAAGCCCCTATTCCTATTTTTCCTAAAGGACTTTTAACTACTTTCTTAACTGCTTTTTTAATCTTTTTGAAGATACCGTACTGTTTAACACCGGGTTCAACTAAACCTCCTGGTTTACCTACGATCTTTTCGTCAGGTGCCAGGGATCCTATACCGTGCTGTCTCTTTGAATTAGTCATAATTTTGCCTTAAATTTTCAACTTACTTTGTTTTTGCGAACAAATCAAGCTTGGGCATCAGGACATGCACATCCCTTTGGATGTACTTTTCTTCTATTCCTTTAGCTTTCCACTCTTCTTCAGTTTTATAAATCTCCCCTGTTTCCTTATGTTTTATCGTTGTGGTAATCTTCGTGGGTTTTAATACCGGCACCTCTTCTCCATCTATTTTAACCATATCCATTAGTCTGTAACCTCCTTTTTGATATTTAAATAACTGATCGTGATGTCTACGCCATCGCTAACGGTTCCTACAGTGGTATAAGATAAAACCGTATTACCTTCCACGACCATCGGGTTGCTTAAAATCTCTACACTTGTAGCCGCGGTTAAAGTTTGAGTATTAATAACCTGAAAGCCATTATTCGTAATCGTAATGGTAGGAGTATTTCCTCCTGACTTATTCGTCACATGTAGTGATTTAATAATATACGTTTCATTAATGAGAGGTTTTTGATCACCCGCTGAATCAGTTCCAAAAAACTTAATCGGTCCTTCAGCTGCGGTACTCGTGACTCCATACATTTTATACTCATTAATTACAGCCATTATTCCACAAAGAAGCTCATGGCTTCTACCTCTTGTTTCATTTCTTCTTGAAAAGAAGTATTCAGTTTATTAATAACACCGTCTAAATCTCGGACCAAAGATTGAAAAGTTCGTTGATCATATTCTCTACTAGCCCGCGTTAATGCTTGTGTAATTTTTGCCATTAGACCAGACTCGCTATGCCTTGATCTTGTTCAGGTCCCGTAGCCATTTGTTCAAATTCTTGCATCGCCATTGCTTCAGCTTGGTCAGGAGGGAATCCTGCTTCTATGTATTTAGCAATCAATTGTTGTAGGATACCTTCTTCACCTTCTACCTGTTCACTCCAAGGAATGCCTTGGTCCTGCATGATTTGAAAAACATTTTCATTTTCATCTTCAGGAAGAACAGGTCCTGCTGTTCGGTAACCAATCCTTCCGCCTTGAGCTCTATTACTTGGATGTCCTGGGGATTTATTTCCTCCTGTATATCCTCCTCCTGTGTTACCTTTACTCCCACCCGTGTTAGAGGCACCTTCATTATCTTTATCTTGTTCATCGCTTCCTTCATAAGTATAAGTAGGTGCAGGAATACTATAGTTGGGGGTGCCACCAGCTCCTGAATATTCATCATAGTCTCCGGTGTCTGCAAATGCTCTATCGGCTGCATCCATTTCTCTTCCAGTTTCAGCTTCCCATGCATCTCTCATTTTCTTTTGAGTAGCTACATTTTGGTTAATAATACTTTTTTTACGTGCTAGATTTTTATAAAAATTTAATTTTCGCATTTGGATAGTATTGGTCAACCCTCTTCTTTGTTGATCAGCTACTAAGGCTGCGAGCTCACCTTCTTCATCAGCCATTTTATCTGTGTATGCTCCATAATCTCCCAACGCTGATCTTACATTTATTCCAAAAGGATCTTGATTCCCCATAGTATTGTCTCCAAATACAGTGGGACCAGAATAGCCCATCTGACTTTGAATAAAGGCTTGATTGCCAGGATCCATGTCGTAATATTTATCTGGCATTATTTTTGATATCATACTACCTATTCCAAAAGGTAAACCTGCTGTCTTTCTTACATCTCCTTCTATAACCCCAGGCATCTCTCCATATTGACCTTGACCAGGTAAAACATCTAAGCCAAAATTTTTAGTGTCGCCTATCGATCTCGAATAATTCCCAGTGGGAGGAGTTATCATATCCTTCACTGAACGTTGTTGGGGAATAAATTTATTTATTTGTTTTCCAAGCCAATTTGGATTTTCTAATCTCTTTTGTCTGTTAGCTGTGTTGCTATAAAAATCTTCTATGAGTTGATTAGGATTAAAACTTCCGCCACCACCTCCTCCTGGAGCATAATAAGGATAAGCTGCTCCTGTACCCGTAACTCCTCCTGTGTTTCCCACAGTACTAGCGAGCATGGTGGAAGGAGTAGTGTAATTTAATCTGTATTGTTCTTGAGGAATAAAATGTTCTCCACCTGCATAAATGTTTTGATCCCCTTGATTATAAAAAGGTACAGCCATTATCTTCTCCCGTCTGGATGTATATCCAGTCTAAATGTTCCTAGCTTCCAGTCTTGGGCCTGATAAGACCCTCCACTTGTGCCAGTGTTTGCTACTTTAAAAGCAATTCCTCGTGCCCTTGCACGTGTATCAACTTTATCAGTGGAGCTTGTGATTGTAAAGGGTCCATATGGAGAGCTCGCCGCTGCGTTGTTAGGATAATTTCTTAACATTAAGGTCACTTGGGTGTCTCCGGTCTGACTAATAAAGTCAGGAATCATTCGACTAATTCTCATAATAAATTCTCCATCTCCTCTGGCATCGGGCATACCAATGATTTGTCCTTGAGCCGCACGTTTTTGAGTAATATCAAAATCTCCAGAAAGAATATTAGCGGCCACAGCGGTGATCACTCCTCCGGCATTAACCTGGTCGGTCCCTGTTTCCTGTTCATAGTAGATGGTAATTCCATCCGTATTCCCTACGACATCATAAGACGCATCATCACTGTTATCATAATAACAGGCATGAGGTTTATCAAAGACAGCTGAATCAGCCCACGCGGTACGCGGTAAGCTGCCAGTAGTCCACACCGGTTTCTTCGTGAGTAAAGTTTCTACATAATTATAAGTGACCATCCGATCGACAACGTCAGATCCTGTACTACAGTAGAACCAACTCACTTCGCTAAATAAATTATTCAAACCACAGTTAACCAGATCTCTTGGTGTAGAATTTAAACCATCAAAGACATAATCTTCTACTAAGCATGGCATTGTTTGAAGTTGACCGGCGTAGCTAAAGAATCCATTTTCTGACATCCAGAAGGCAGTTCCGTCTACTTCCACCGCTGCATTCTTGCCGATGAGTCCACAGTTCGTTCCTGCTTGTTCAAAGGAGAAAGTAAACGGTGAACCTACGAATCTCATTAAGTAAAGAGCGGTATCGGTCCAGATATAAATCGCATCCCGACCTCTTATGGCACTCATAATTTTGGAACCTCCGGCTAGTCTTTGTGTGCCGGCGGTATTATTAGCCGTGACGGTATAAGAATCTGAATCATTAATACTTTCCTGGTCTGACCAGCGAATAAACATATCGTTTTGATTAGCGGCTGTCGTCACATCACTTCCTGTCACCGTTCCTAAAAAAATTAAGTGACGATCGGTAGGTGATACAATCACGTGTCGCGAAGAAGCAGGAGCATTAGACATGACCGTGGCTCTTTGTCCTGTGGGATTCGCTGCTGCCGCATCCCATTGAAAGCATGCTCCATTGTAAATAAGAGCG